CATCCTGTCCGATTGCGATTGCTGGTTCCCAACCTTCACCTGCTGAACCTGTTACTGTTACGCCTGTGCCACCTGTAACATTATCAACAAAATTTCCTGTGGTTTCTGCCCCCAGTGCTATGCCATTATCTTTAATAGTTACAGCACCTGAGGTGACAGTGAAATTATCTGAGTGAAAACTTGCTATCCCCTTGTTGGTATTGTCAGCATAAATACTAGAGTCAGTAATATTAACAGCAAGGCTGTAATCATTGTTATTTGCTGCTGCACTTTCCGCTGTTTTTGTTATGCCATTACCTGCAGATAGATTATCTAAAGAAGGTATGTGGTAATTCTCAACGGTTGAACCATTGTGCCTTCCTATAAACAATTTCTTTTCAGCCTGTAATAAAGCAAACTCACCATGTGCCAATCCAGTTGGCTCAGTAGTAGAGGCATTGCTCGAAGCTCGTTTGATTTGAATTGTATTAGCCATTTATCGCTCCTTTATGTGAAAAAACCACCGTCTATATCACCAGTGGTGGCTTCAATTACTATTTCTTTCCATGCACCGTCTCTGCGAACTTGCAATTCATCATCATCAGTGTCATAAAATAAATCTCCATCCTGTGCATAAACACCGCTTGTAGATGGGCTTGTTCCCACAGCTACACGATGGTCTAATTCATTAATTGCGTCCCTTAAATTACTTGCTGCTAGATTTGAACTTGAATTGTCAAATGTTACTGCTGTCGCACTAGCTATATTTTGGACTTGTATAGTTTTGTTGTCTTCTGTAACTGTTATATTTACATTATCTGCCATTTAAAAACTCGGATCTGTAATTGTGTCTGTTACTGTAATTTTCCCCTTAATATATCGGTGCACATTATCTGCACTGTCCTTTGCCAGCAAATCATACATCAATTCATCTTCGTCTGGCAGAACCTCTGTTTCACTTGCTGCCATAGTCATTTTCATCTTACCATTAACTGCTTCGGTAATTGTACATGTGAATGAACTTTCAAGTTCTTCAGTTGACTTTCTTCGCACTTCAGATTTGAAAGTAAATCCTGTGAGATTGATGGCACTACTATTGGCGTCTAAAAATGTAAACACCGTTTCGTAATAAACACCCTTCTCAAGCTTGAGGTTGTGAGTGGCAACTGCCATTTACATAGCTGCTCTAATAGCATCTGCCATTTCAGATTTTTTCATCCTGGCTGATAATTCGACATCTGGGAAATTCTGAGCCGCATAATCATTCAACTCATCTTTTGTCATTTCAGATATCGCATCACCACCACCGCCACCAACCAATTTAAACAAATGCGGGAAATCAGCCATAAGCTGTTCTGCTTTTGCTACAGGAATTGATTGCACACAAGAATCTGGGTCGTTCAAATTAAACTCAACGCCATCGCTTGTATATTTCTTTACAGAATCCGCACCAGTGAACTCTACTTTTACGCTACTTGCCATGATTTGCTCCTTTACTTCTTAACATATACCTTTGCAGCCATTAAAACCATGCGAATAGAGGCCAAATTCACACCATATTCGCCAGATAATTGTTTTACGATGTTATTGCTCGTTTCCTTTGTTGGCTTGGCTTCTTGGTATCTTTTAACAACTTCCTTTTTTAGGTCACCAGACCACTGCTTTTTTTGATTAGGCACAGTGCTTACCATTTTATTCTGATAAGAACCTTTTAAAACTTCAAATTCTTCTGGAAAATCAGATACAAGCTGTTTAGCTTTTTCTGTAGAAACTTCTGCTATTTGTTTTTCGGGATCTTTTGCGTCTAATTCTAACTCAACTTCGTTATCAATCCCTCGATAGATAGACTTTATATTTGGGATGCCAAGATATTTTACTACTGCCATTGCTTTCCTTTTCCTAGTGTTCTCAGAGGGGAGTACAAGCCTCCCCTCTAAAAACATCAACCCGATTAATTAAGACGTAAGATTGTAACCGTTACCGATAGTCTCTTCGCCTGTACCAACAGGTGTCATCACCTGAGTAAAAGCAACACGACGAGAAGCCACAGCAATATTCTGCTGGGTTTCTATATCACGGTCAGTTTCAACCATTAATCCACTAGGCTTTTCAGCTGTATAGAAAGCACGAGTGTTCGCATACATAATATGCGTTTTGGTGGTAGTAGAACCATCATGAACACCAGTAGCATTCAGATCCTGACGAACGAATTCACTAATGATAATCGGTGAACCGTCAAGGTTTGCCAATTGACCATTTTTAATCGTTGCCGCTGGACCGAATTTATCCATAGTCAGCACTTCAGAAAGACCAAGTAACTGAATGAATCCAGATATGCCGCAAATCCAAGCACAATCACTAGAATTTACACCAAAGCGACCCATAGATTTACGGATACTTCGTAGGTTCGCAACACTTAAAGTGGAAATATCAACACAAGCGTTACCAGTGTTGTTACCACTAAATGCCCGCAAACCATCCCAGGATTTCGCAACCAAAGTTGCTGCACCTGCATGTGTATCAGAATCATGATGAGTAGAACTAGAATTTCCATTGACACAAGCAATTTCTTCAGCATCAACCAAAGCCTGAACCAGCTCTTCCCGAACTAGAGGCATAACAGCAATTGCTGAATCCTCATCTAATTCGTAAGAAAATAACATTCTGAGACCGTGTTTAACGGCAGAGAAAGTTACTTTAGCAGACGGAGGTGTTGCCACTCCAATTTTGGTACCAGAATCGGCAGTATTCTCACCTACAAGGTAAGCATCCCGACGTGCACCACGGACTGGGAGTTCCCAGGATCCAAACTTCGCTGGCATGGTAATTCTCGGAAACAATGCAGCCACTTTTAATTGTAGCCGAATGTCATCGATAAGTGATGCACTTAAACCAGTTGGAATGAATTCACCACCACTACCTGCTGCACTGGACATTGCTTTACGGAGATCCGTACTGCGTTCCATTTCGTATTTGAACAGATTATAACTGTCCAAACCTTTTACAGCTTGTGTGTAGGTCATTGCATTACTAGGACTGGTTTGGCTAGTGATAGCCTTGTGCATACCAGTTAAGTATAGAGCATCATTAAGATCGTGTAGGATAGGATCGCAGTCGTAAGATCCAGATTTCTGCCAACCACCTGAACGACTCCAAGTCGTTGCTGGTTTATACAGAGCTCTAGAAATAGGATCATCATAACCCCATTGTTCACGGACTGTTGAACCCTCTTTCATTACTACATCAAACACAGAACGGTCAGCCTTTTCTTCAGCTTCCGTTTTCACTGCACCAATAGATGCATCAGTAACCGTTTGAAAATCCTTGAACTCACCAATGTGGTCAGACAGATCGTCTGCCATTTTAGATTGTAGTTCTTTGGTTTCAGAGGCACTCCTGGCTGTGTCTGTAAGTACATCCTTCATTTCTTTGATGACGCCAATGATGTCTTCGTTTGGTTTTACGCTGACATCAGGTGTTTCAACATCTTTAGACATGATATTGTACTCCTTTAGTTAAGAGTGTTGTGGGCATCTGGTGCCTCTGGTTTTTTTCCAATAGAACGAATTTCTCCGATCTCTTTTTTCAGCTTAATAGCCTCCAGACTTGTTCTGAGACCAGCTAAATCTTCCTGATTTTCAACCGCTACTTCCTCGATTTCCTCCTTGGGTTGGTCACCAGTTTTTTCTAATAAATCTTCTAGTGCATCCACAGCTGTTTTAGTTTTATCAACAGCATCACTAATCAAAGACCGATTCTTTTTAGATAATACACGTCCAGCCTTTTCTTCCTCTGGCTCGATATATTTAATTTTTACTGTATTGCCACCTACAACAACATTCGTTTCGTCCCAGCCAAGCATCTTTCTGTCTTCAGGTTCTATGGTTGTGCTAGGTTCTTCAGCCTCTTCTACTGGGTGGCCATATTCTTTACACTGAACAGCGAAATCATCCCACTCCCTTTGAGCAATCGCACTAGGCAAAGCTGGAATTGGCACAATAGAGAATTCCATCAGTTCCCACTCCTTGTGAGTCACACCAGTTTGGTGCGGCATGACTGGATCTTTAGAAATTGTTTTTGGTCTAAACCCTATCGACCCTGCATTCAGAAATCCTTTGCGAACCTTTTCGGCAATCATGGTAGCAAATGGGTCTGAACCATCATCGTGAAATATAACATCCGCATCTATATAGCTTTTTGTGACTTTCATACCACTCAAATCAACTTTGCCGATTGGCACCTGATTAGCAGCACCATGACCAAACAAAACAATCGGATTGCTTTTGAAATTTTCCAAGTCAACACCAGCAGGTTCTACTACTTCACCTGTTCGGTCAACTCTTTTTTCTGTAAGTCTAAAACGAACTGTTCCATCATCCTTAATTTCCTTAACGTGTGATGGTGTAAATTGTTTTTCTTTCATTATTCGCTCCTTATTCCAAATAATACTTCCAATTCCTGAACCCTTTTTTCACCTATTGTGTCACGCACAATCTTACGCCATTCTTCATCGTCTTTTTCAGATATGTCGTGAATAGGTTCGTCAGTTTTCTTGTTGCCAATTGTTGTGTGTGCTGATGACAGCTTTTTTTCTTTCTTTTCTTCGGCCACTATAAACCTCCTACACAATAATTCATTGCAATTCTCCATTGCACATCATTAGTCAAATCAAAATAACCATCCCAACCCATACCAAGCATGTGCCTTTTAAGTGCAACACCCTCGAAGCTACCCATATGAGCAAATTCATAGACAGGTGTGTTCTTCATTTTCTTTACCCATGCTTTGCCTTCTGCTTCTGTCATCCTAGCAAAGAAATTACCTTCAGGGTCTGGCCATCTGCCGCCTCTAGCTCTATTGAGAAATCCTCTATAAAATGACCTTCTGTAAAATTCCATTTCTGTCGCACTAACCCCAGCATCAAATCCATATTTCCCCCAAGCATAACCACCCACATCTATGTTAGCATATGTGTTAATGCCTTTGAATCCAGACCTGCGATATAATTCTAATTGTCTGCGGAAAGTTTGTTTCATAAAACTCTTGTTTGTCAAGGAACGGTGTACCCAATATTCTCCATGGTGAATAACATTGGAACCTTTTGGTACATTCCTAGCAATTTCAAACATCCTAGTGCCATTGTGGGCTCTTCCATTAATAAACATCCTTGCTGCACTTGGGCTGAATTGTACATCTATGGTTGCAACTGTTGCTGCTAAATCATCGCTGACAAATGTTCTTATCATTTGCTCTTTTGTATAGTAATTACCAAACATGTCTTTGCAACGATCGGCATTTTTTATATTGTTTTCCCAATTTGGATCGGCTTTGTTGCCCCAGCTGGATCGTGCTTTGCTTCTAGATACAGGATCTGAAATTTTCTTCTCAGCTCCAACTGTTTTTTTGTCAGCTTTTACTGGTAAAGTGAAACAGCGTTCGTTAATATCGCTTGGATAACTAGCATCACCCATATATCCAGGTGGCACATTGAATGCATTGCCCACCTTAACAACCTCGCCATCAACACCAGTGTGAGTATCTCTTACCAAGCCATCTCTCTGTGACACCCACATATGGTTTTCAACTCTATCCGATTGCTTCATACTTCTGAAACGTCCATAATTTGTACCGCTTACAACTTCAGTTCTGGCTATGCGTGCAGCACGGAATGCTGTCTGGCTTTTAAAATAACTCTCAATGCTAGAACCTAGTTGGTTCATGGTAAGATTCTCAGCCGCACCTCGTTTTAAAAGTTTATCGATGCGTTCTTTGGTGGTTTGATTTACAATGGTTGCATATTCAGTTGTCCTTGTGCCTACATATTCAGCAACACGTGGGTCAGACAGAAAAAATTCACCATTAATACTTCTGGCAAATTCTTCTGCAGCCAACGCCA